CCCCCCTCCGGGAATCAGGAACTCATCTAATTGTTCCCACGTCGTGCATTCGGACATGGCCTTGAGCCATGCCTCGCATTCGGATGAGTTATCAAATCCGATCTGCTCGCAGATGGCTTCCTGCATCATGGGGACATCTTCCTCCTCGACGCAGTACGGGCCGCCCGCTACACGGTAAAACATATCTTTGTCGTGCATCAACAGATAGGCCATCTCCTGTGACAGAACGGGACGGCCCTCATCGTCAATCTCAACAACGCCCTCGTAGCGGTGGAGTTCGACGCCGTAGATGCGAGCAACAGCGGTGAGGTAGTGCATAATTCCGGGTGTTTGTGAGTCGGTGGTCCAGTACCCATGGAGCTTGTACTTGTACTTCTCGACGTCGAGGTGACGCGCGACGGAGAGTTTGCGGCATGCCTTCCCGACATCCGCATACGAAGCAAGCGATTCCAATGGGCGTGGGTACCACCGGCCGAGGAAGAATGTTCCCTTTTCGGGTCGCGAAAAGGTCACCTTAAGGAGCATTCCGAGCATCTTAGTCACGAACATGGCTGAGAATCCCCAGTCCTCGTCCGTTAGCTGCGGAAGGTGCCCGGCATTGCCATCATCGCCAAAGCGAGGCCCGATGACTGAATACGGAATGCTCCATATGTTGACGTTAGCACTGTTCATCTCGCTATCATCCTCGAACATGAAACTGCCCCAGAAGAGCACGCCTACGGCTGCGTGATCCGACAGAATGTTCTTAAGATAGTAGCGAAGTGCAGAACGAATGGTATTCCGCTTCACCGTTGACAAATCCAATTCCCCCTCCGTCCGTCCATCGCCTTTGACAATTGGACGGATCCGGTGCACAAATTTGGTGATTGCAAAGCACGTTGACACGTATTCAATGAAAGCTGAGACCAGAGTGTTGAGCTCGGTGGTCACGCCGGAGCCACTGTTGTTCTTGAAGCCAGTGTTCATGAGTTCTCCGTTAAGCAATGAAACGAGGTCCACGTTGTCCTCGAGGATTTGTTTGACCTCGTCGTAGTTGGACTCGTGAACGAAAGCCAGGACAAACTTCTTGAAAAGCGAATTGTAGATGTACTCGCTGATCGTCTCGTCCATCTTGGTGTAGTCCGTGTCGTGCAGGCCGCTGATTGGGCCTCCCTCCTCCGCGCTGCAAGACTCCACCGCAATCATGGCGATTCGGCGGATGGCGACAGCGATGTCGGTTGGTGAATTCCCGGGCATGTACCAGCTGCAGTGTTTGAGGAGTGACTTGATGAGGAGCCCGACCCGACCGGTCTGAATGGCCCTCTCCTCGTCCATCTGAGTGATACCGCGTGGTGCGGCGCTCGCTTTAGGCCCGACCTCGTGTTTGAGGTTTGTCTTTGGGATGCCGGAGCGAGCTAGAAGTTCGACATGTCGTTGCAGACGCGCGGCTTGAAGTGCCTCCCTGCGGTTCTCATAAATGAGTTGGGCTTCGGGGAGGCATACCGATCCCTGGTCGATGCCGGTTTCGCCAGAGACTTGTTCGATGAAGCGTGTGAGGAGCATGTCAAGCACTTCCTTCAAGGCAGCCGAGGGCTGTTTCTTGTTGGCGTACTTCTCCAACCGCTTCTTACGGTACGCGTCGTGCGCGGCATCGGACTTCGTATCTGCCACGCCAGGTCCGTCACCGAAAGCGTTGGGTGCCGCTTCGATGGCGTTTCCTTCCTCGGGGTCCTCGTCAGGTGGCCCATCCTCACGAGTATACAAAATGTTTGGCCGAGGTCGGTAATCGATGGGAATGCCGAAGAAAGAAACGTAAATCGGTTCCAATCCTCCTGGGCGCCAAATCATGAGATATTGGCACGTGCGTTTGACTTCTGATACGCCATACCCTTTCGGGCGGTTCTTCCCCATCAGGTTGAACACCTTGTACTGGTTCTCTGTCAATTCCACCGATGTCTCTGGTCCCATATCGTAAGCGTACTTGATGCTGTACTTGGGCTCTGTGGACTCCCCGAACAAACCGCACAAGAACACGTCGCCAGTTAAGTCAACGAGCCCTGGGCAGTCGTCCGCCGCTCCCCAGCGTGCGGTTTGGGGTTTTCGTTGAGGAGGCTTCTCCCCTCCCCGTACAACCACGACGTTGTCTGCCTTCTTCAGTGGCACGCTGTCCAGGGGTTTGCCCTGGACAACCTTCAACATCATGTCGCAAACAGCCTTTGACAACTTAGTTGTGCTGTTGCGAGCGAGCCAGACCCATTTGTGGTGGGATCGAGCTTGATATTGGATTGACACGTTGTACGTCGTGAATGCAATCTTGCCGGGGTGTTCTACGTGAATGAAGTCGTTTGCCGTGTAGTTCCAAGGGCGTTGGTCATGACAAGTCTGCCCGTTGGCACCCGAAACGCGTTCAGTGACCACGACTTCTTGGTCTGCGTTCAAGGTGTAATACCACACGGAATCGGTACCGTGGCCCGCAAGCTTTGTGTACTCGGGAGTCACGATGACCATGTTCGAACCAGCGTAAGGACTTAAATCATCCATGTACATGTCCTGGTCCACAAGGGTGAGGACCATATCTGGATCGAACACATCATCCGGATTTGCGTGCTGTAAATCTTTCACGCACCGGACAGGCCGGCGACCCGCTGCCTTCTTGTCCCGAGCAGCCCCGCTCTTGCTGGGGTCGTAGCTACGGAAACCGGCGTTCTGCAGGTAGTCACGCGTGGCGGCAACGCCAACCCTGCGGGCGGCGCCGGCAACCGGATGATTGCTTCGGGTCGCAGCAATGGCTTCCTTCGTAGGCCCTGGGGGCACAAAGTCATCAGCCATCTGCCGGAAGATTGAATGGTCGTGCTGTTTCTGATGTTTCGGGACCATC